GGCATTGCCCGGCATGATCCTAACAACGTGATAGGGGAAGTCTGCGAAGTCTTCGACATCCTCGACCGTGATAGCATAATTCGGTTTCGTAGCCCTATGCTTCGCTTCCATGTTATGCCCCCTTAGCGAGTGAAAGAGCCTTCTTGGCTCGTGTTATTTCCCCAAGCTCACACTCAATTTCATTTCCGTTCAGCAACCGCTTGTCTAAGCGTTCCGTGCGCTTAATAAGATTTTCCAAAGCCTCAATCAAAGCCTCATGAGAATTTACGGCCCGGACGATAAGTGCGGCGTTAGCCTCATTATTAGGTTTTTCCGCACCGCTCGACATCATGCAAATAGCAGGGTATCCAGTTTTGGACTGGCTAAAAATAGTCGGAACTCCATGCGCTAAGTTTATGCCCCAGGGTCTTTCCGTTGCCTTCTCCATGCTGACACGCTCCTGATTATGTTCCTGCTTCATATTCACATCCTCCTGTTTAGGGGTTAGGGGGTTAGGATTCTTTTGTCAGCTTATGGGGCTTTGTCGGGAACCAGCAGCAATCATAGTCAAGGTAGATTGTGCCGCTTCCCTTGTATATCTCATTAGAGAAACCAATGACACGCAATCCCGAAAAGCTAATCCCATAATCATTCGTGAACGTAACCTTATCGCCTGCGGTAAAAGGTTCCCCGTTAAGAGGGGATGCGCTCAATTTTTCCTTCTTGGCAAACTGTCTTGCTTCTAAACGCTCATAGCCTGTCATGGTGACACTCTCTCTCTTTGGGTAGGGGGTTAGAAAACAAATCCAAGGGCTTCAACATCTTTCTTAAATGCCGCCATAAGAGCAGGCAGACGGGCCTCTAGCTTCTCCTTAAGATCGGGCGAGCATAATTCTTCGTTCGTTGCTTCGGGCCATACAGCAGAGGAGCGAGCATGGTCTAACTCTCTTTTCTTTCCTTCGCCCTCAATCCAAACAGGCTCAAAGGAAACAGTGAGTTTCTCCTCTGGTTTCTCCGCTGAGTCTACCCAATGAGAAGAACCCATTTTAACAACATCGCCCGCTTCATTTCTTACAATTCGCTCCCATACGGCAAGCCCTGTTTTCCCATTTCTAAGCTGTCTTTTTTCGCCCGCCCTAAGACCTCTGTGGTCTTTATCACCCGCATGGTATAGCGTGTTAGCGAGATAGTGCATAGGCTCATCTGAACTCACAAGATGCCACTTAATAAACGGGGCAAGCTCTGGAAAGTGCTTCGCTATCTCATCATGAATGCAACCGCCCAAATCATCCGTCCAACGTCCATTTCCAGACTTCCTGTCAATTTCTCCCGTGATCGAGAAACTATTGTGTCCGTTCCCGCATTGGTCATCATAGCGGACCGTTGCCGTGATTCTGTAGTCTGTGCCGTCCTCTGTGTAATACTTCGGGCCATAAACTTTCTTTTGGTGCTTCGTCAATATGCTATTCATACTCTCGCCGCCTTTGGTTTTGTGGGGTTAAGGTTATAGTGTAATAAATTCTCTTTTATTAAGATCAAAAGCATATGTGCTGATTTTTCTTAAAGCACTCTCAGTCCAATGCGACCAGTCCCAACCGCCTTCAAAGTCAAGACGGCCTTTTGAGTTATAACAAAGGTTGAAAACGTACCAGTCAGCACTAGAAGCGTTATTGCGATAAAGCGATCCTATCGCGTGTTGCTCAATCTCATTTTTAATTCTTTTAGTTAGTCTCATATCCTAGCCTTTCGTTAGGGGATGTGGGTTAGGATAATTCATTAAGTAAGGAATCGTAAGCTTCTCCGGCTATGGTATAAAGATCCTTCGCCATACCGTTCTTAATCTTGACCATTCCGAAAGACTTATTTCCAGCCATAATTTCAATGTAACGGCCTTTCCTTGTAATAAAATTCAATGTCGGCAAGCTATGATCCAGCGAAGGATTAAACGGCCAGTCTATGAAGCTGGCTTTATATTTAATCGGTCTAAACAGTTCGGCGTAAGCTCTTTCTTGTGCCCGACAATGTTCTCTAAGTTTCTTTTCCAAGTCTTTCAGACAGTTAAGCTGATAAGTTTCCATCTCTCAATCCCCCTTATTTCTCAAGCGTTATAGGTTACTTACTCTGAATGAAAAGGTAAAACTTTTTAGGCTCATTCTGCCAGTCAATCCCGGCTTGTCTGACTCGAAACTCTTTTCGCATTCACAGCATTTATATAGTTTCATACTCTCTCCGCCTTTCTTTAGGGGATGGGGTTAAAGGGATTCATCTACAAATTTATCAGAGTCAATAATAACTGAACAACAATCTACGCATTCAATGGCTAAGTTATCAGGCGTTGACCCATAACCCACAATTTCAACCTTATGCCCGTAATGTTCCTTGAGTTTCAAATATATTGCGCTTACTTCCTTTCCTGCGCTTGCCTTCCTAGTGTGCTTCATACTCTCACCGCCTTTGGTTGTGTGGGGTTTAAAGTAAAGTCTCAATTTGTTTTTGGGCAAACTGTATAGCTTTTTCCTTGGCTTCCTTCTTCGTTAAGCCGGAGGATAAAGTAAAGCATTCAGATAGGTTCCAGTCATAGATACCGCCGACATAAACTTCCACGTCATAACCAGGCTCTCCAGATTTTATACTTTCCCTTGTCCAGTCCGATATTCTAATCACCAAGTCTCTTTTCCTTGTCTCAACGCTTGCAACAGCTTTTCTGGGCCATGCGTTATTGCCTTCTGATGGTTTAAGTGTTTTCATATTCCCGCCTGCCTTCCTTGGGTTTGGGGTTAAATAGCTAATTCACGCTTAGGGAAACGTCTCTCAAGAGTAACAACATCAAAGAATGCGCTATCCTTCAAACCATGTTTTACGGCTTTCTTGCGGTACAGCTCCCAACACGTTACAACCTCATCCATATTATTCTTAAAGCTAATCGGCTGACTTCTCACGCCGTAATTGCTCATCGTATCGCCAAAGAATTTAAGCGTATTACGATCAAAGAAGTGGCTTCCAGTTGCTTCTACCTTTTGTTTCAATTCGCTAGGTGTCATCTCTCATTCTCCTTGTGTCGCTTGGGTTTCATTGCGTTCCGTAATCTAATCTACGGCAATCATAGCTGAATACTTAATACCTGTCAAGCAATTATTATTCAAGGGAGAGAAATAATTTTAGGGCATCATAACCGCTCATGGTATCAGAACAGGGGAGTGAAGTCATTAGGATTAGCCAGAGATCCGGCTAGATTAGCGGCGTGATTCGGATTCGGCTTAGGATCTGGCGGCAAACCCCTCACCCTTAAACAACCCGTTCTTAATGTTCTTCATGCTCTTAATGCTCTTTAGGATGTATGCCTTGGCTTTGAGAGGGTACAAGCGGCAACGTCCGATAATGTTTTTAGGTTACAGGTTTAAACACCGATACACTCCTAATAGTATGTTTTAGTATGATTATGCTTGACAATACACTCCTAATAGTGGTATAAGTATCTTATGCCCGAACTCGCTAACCTCCAGCACGAAAAGTTCGCCCGCGCTTTAGTTACCGCTCCTTCCCAGACTGCCGCATATATGGATGTTTACGACCCCAAAGGGGAAGACACAGCGAGAGCCAATGCCTCAAAGCTACTTGCAAATACTAGCGTCAAAGATCGGGTAAGAGAGTTACTTAATAGTTCAAACCTTGGACTTGCTCCAATTACTTCACGCCTCGGTCGCTGGGTTTATGATGATGATCACGCCTCAGTCTCACTCGACGCAATCAAAACAGCCTACAAGCTTCACGGTGTACTGGATGCAGAGGACAAGTCATCTGGCATTGTCGCTGTTCAAATCAATATAGGCAACCTAAGTGCTGAGGCTACCTAGAGTTATGAGTATTCCCAGCCCCTCTCTCGCTCCCTCTGAGTTTTACATAAGATATATTGTAGGACGTAACCATGCCTAAGTCTAATGATAGCAAGGACTTAGATCAAGTGAAGCCTGTGGATAACGTAGATAGGGGGGGTAGGTCTGACGGCACGCCCGCTAATGAGAGTACTGGTAGTGAGTATCATCCTTCACCCACATCATCCGCCCCAAATCACATCGACCCACTAGCAGATAGACTACCGAGCGCTAATATGCTCTCTGATGCTAGTGAGAGACGGAACGCTATGCTGGCAAGGTTGGCTGAGGGTCGGGCGAAACGGAAGGCTAATCTGGAGGCTAAGAAGGCGGGAAAGGTATCGTCCGATAATACAGGCGTAGCGAAGCCTAAGAAGCCCATCAAGGTCGCCAAGACCCCTAAGGTTAAACCTGTCCCCGCGCCCACTCAGATCAATCAGGAGGGGGGGGTGGTTTCCCAGAATCCTACTTTGCAGACAGATCCGATGCCAGAGGGGCCTATTAGTAAAAAAGCCCCACTTGTGCTGAACTTCGCGCTCTCGAAGAAGCAACAGGAGGCGCTGAATAATCCCGCGAAATTCCTACTATATGGCGGCGCAAAGGGTGGTGGGAAGTCTTGGTTCATGTGCGTCTGGATATTCCTTATGGCGGTGAAGTACCGGGGGAATAAGCTGTTTTTCTGCCGCAGACGCTCTGTGGACTTCACGAATACGACTCTGGAGACATGGCGAAAGTCTATCCCAGCGAATCTCTATCGCATCAACGAGCAGAAGAAGAAGATATACATTGATATTACGAAGTCAGTCATCGACTACGGAGGGTTAGATGATCCGCTCGTCGTGCAATCGCTTAACTCCGCCGAATACGCGCATATCGGGGTAGATCAGGCCGAAGAGGTCGATCAGGATTCCTTCAGTATGTTACGAGGCACTATGCGGCACAGAGTCGCTGATGGCTCCTGCCCGCCCTACCAGATCCGTCTCACCGCAAACCCAGCCCAATGCTGGCTCAAGGACTATTTCATACTGAATCCCGAAGTGGACACGGCCTACGTTGCGGCGCTCCCCACGGATAATCCCTCTCTCCCCAAGGACTATGTTGAGAACCTTCGACAAGCGTTTAAGCATAGACCTCACCTACTGGAAGCGTATCTCCATGGTTCTTGGGATGATTTAAGCGGTAATGATACCTGTATTCGCGGGAGCTGGATTGAGGAGGCTAAACGTAAGAAGGTTGATGGCAGAGTCATTAAGCGGGTGGTCGTGAATGATCCTGCGATCACGGGCGACGAGAATGTCTGCTTCCTGATGGAGCTTGCGGGCAACACCTTCTACAAGGCTGATGAGCTGGTCATCGAACATAGAAGGCCTATCGAGACAGCGGCGCTCATCTCAGCGTATCGCAGACGCACAGGCGCACAGATTATTGCGGTGGATTCCATCGGTATTGGGTCAGGGGTAATTGACGGGCTGAACTCACTCGATGAACCGATCCTCGCAATTAATTCATCTTCAAAGCCGACCAACATCAACGCCCAAGTTCGCTACCAAAACCTTCGCGCCCAAATGTGGTGGGAGGCTTCAGAGAAGTTTGCACAGTCTCAAGTCGCTCTACCCTCTGATGACTTCGAGTTAGCCAAGCAGTTGGGCGTAGTTCGCTTTGAGCCAACAACCACGGGGAAGCTACTCGTGCAGGCCAAAGACGAAATCAAGAAGGCAATAGGGCGCTCACCCGACCGCGCTGACGCATTCATCATGGGACTGTATGCCCTCGACTATGTGAATCGCCTCGACCACCAAGAATACGAATCTAACACCCGTGACAGAGCTGGGTACGGCGTACTCGTCGAACAGCCCGAAAACGAAATGTATGTAGGAGCCGGGGATGATTATTCCGGCTATAACCTTTAGGAATGATGAATGGCTATTGAAGATAAGAATCCAGAGAATCTGGAGAACTTGAAGGAAGTCCCGGTAACGCAGGATCTCATCGACTTCGTGGTGCAACTTGACCGCGATATTGAAGAGGAGAAGGGGTACAGGGGAGATTGGGAAGGGCGCATCGACTCCTATACCCGCAAACGCTATGGCATTCGTCCCAAGAAATCATTCCCGTGGGTGGGATCTGCGAATTTCATCCTTCCTCAGATTGATTCCGATATAAACCGCCTCAAGCCCGCCTATATCAATCTCGCCTACGGGGTGAGTCCTATTGTGACCTTTGAGCCGTTTGGCCCCGAGGATGTAGTGCCAGCAAGGAAGCGTGAATTACTGTTCGATTGGCGCATGAGAACTCAGGTTAAATTCTTCAAGGAATATGCGCTCGGCGTGGATTATATGCTCCATGCGGGCTACAAGGTCTACCGAATCGGCTGGAAGTTTGAGACACGGAAGTATTGTAAGTATCTAGACCTCGAAGACCTTGATCAGCAGATTGTGGAAGCCCTCTATATGCCAGAGATGGATGATGGGACATTAGCCCAGATTATCGCTGAGGAAATGCGGCCCGACCTCTCGCTCCAAGAGAACGTGGATGAGATTGAGAGAGTGGTTGGCGAATTCCGCAAGGGTAAGACCCGTTTCGACTTTGAGTTCGTGGAGAAATCTGAGAACCGAGTTGAAGTGAAGGCGTGCAACCCCCGCGATGAAATCTTCTTTCCCGTGGACACCTGCGATATTCAGGATGCGATGTTCATTGACTACCGTTTCCATAAGTCCAAGAACTCGGTTCTGCGCGACATGGAGAGCGGGAAGTATCGGGAGTTTAAGAAGGATGAGTTGAATGGTTGGACTAAGAGTACGGGCGAGAGTGATTCCCAGCTCATCAAGAATATACGGGATGGGAAGAATAGTAGCTATCGGTCGGATAGCGATGAGGTGGTACTGCATGAGGTCGCCACTTGGTATGACGTGAATGATGATGGGATTGATGAGAGGGTGCTAATCACATATCCCGAAGGATCGCCCTCTGACATCCTGAGATTCATCGAGGTTCCCTATGATCATGGCCTCTTCCCATACGCCGTTGTACGCCGCGAGATCAATGATGCAGAGATTATGAGTTCCAGAGGTATACCTGCCCTTGATGATGACTTCCAGACTGGTATCTCCACCATCTTTAACCAAGACATCGATGCAGGGACAATCGCTACAACCCCTACCGTCGTAGCCCGTAAGAATAGTGTGAAGAATCTGCGGAACCTGCGCTACGTTCCCGGTCAAGTGGTGGAGACAGAGAATGGTGCCGCAGATTACACAGTTACGCAGAATCCGAATATGGGGCAGGCTGGGCGTTTCGCTTCCATGCAGTATCTGAAGTCATGGGCGAATGATCGCATTGGTAATACCACCGCCGCTATCTCCCAGACTAATAACTCTCCGGGTAACGGGGCGCAGGGTAGTAAGACAGCTCGGGAAGTGAGCGCCATTGAGTCTAATAGCGGGATGCTCCAGTCCATGGATCTCCTAGTCTTCCAGAATCAGATGGTTGACCTGTACTACCAAATCGACTCCCTCTACAACCAGTTTGGCGATGAAGAGGAGACAATGATGATTACCAATGAGAGATCTCTAAAGGTGAGTCGCCGGGAGATTCAAGGTCGCTTCAATATCATTCCGAATGGGCGGCTAGACAACGCTAATCCCGCCCTCCGCGCTCAGAAGATGCTTGCCATGCTCCAGATGTTCACCAACGACCCTTATATTCGCCAAGAACCACTTCGTAAACTCTACCTCGACGAGTATGACGTTCGTATTTCCCAGCAACTTCTGAAGTCTCCTCAAGAGCTTCAACAGGATGCCGCTCAACAGTTGCAGTCCCAGAATGATCAGCTTCAGACAGCCCTCCTCATGCAGAAGGGGCGCGATAACCTTGAGATTCGTAAGGAAGCCATCTTAGCTCCCATCACGGGACGCAAGTACGGCCCCGATCCTGTACCGAAGGAGAAATCTAGTGGCGCGAAAAAAGGGAATTGATGATGCGATCAAGAAAGCAAAGAAGTCGAGGACAGATCAGGCAATCGAAGAACGCCTCGCAGGATGCGCCCGCTCCGAAGCTTCCCACATCATCTACGTTGGAGAACTTGTGGAGAGAGTCTTGTGCGGAGAATTTGGAGCTGTCATCAAAGCACTCACGGCTGGACGCATCTCAACTGAACTATCAACGCGCGATGGAAGCGTATCGAGCGACCGTCGAATCGGACGCTTAGAGATGGCGAATGATTTGTGGACGGATCTCGAACAGTTCGTACTAGACAAGGATAAGGTGCAGGCTGAGTTACTTCAAGCTGGTGAACTCACCACCCAAACCTTTAATTATCATCCGGCATGAGTGAGGCTCTCTGGCTCTGCCTATTAATTATGACATCGATACTCAGCTATGAGATTGGAAGAATGGATGCGAAAGATAGTCTTGATGCCTTCCTCTCCCGTCTCTTTGGCGACAACACTTGGAAGTAATTACCGATTTTCAACCGAAGAGCCGCAACTCTTAAATCTGCTGGGAGTCTGGGCCTCCATATAACCCCTGAATAGGTTGATAGGCCGCTTGAGAGCCTGAATCTCATGGAAGGAAGTAAATATGCCCGTCAATGAAGTTAAATTAACACCCGAACAGAGAAGTCAAGAGAGAGCAGTTCAGGAAACTGATGAGAGGGAGTTTGCCTCGAAGCTGGCTGACTCTATGGATTTGCCTTCAACCCTTGCCGGGGAAGTGGATGCTCATATTAAGGAAGTATCCGACGAACCCAAAGAAGTTGAAGAGGATAGTGAGGAAGCGGAAGTTCCTGTAGACGAGATTGAGGAGGCTGTGGCTGAGGAAGAGACGGATGAGGAAGCATCTGAGGACTCTGAGGAGGCCATCCCTAAGTCTAAGGTTCAGAAACGCTTCGACGAGATGACATCCCAGATGAAGCGTATGCAGGCAGAGTTGGAGAAATTCCGCTCTGAGAAGCCTGCCCCTGCGAAAGACTCTGATGAGGTGGCTCTTGAGAAGATGAGTGAGGGTGAACTTAAGACCCTTAAGCGGCAGGTGAGACTCGAACAGGTTAAGAATAGCTCGGATGAGTCCAAGGTCGCCCAACTCATGGATCTTGAGGAGAAGATTGATAATACGATTAGGACGGCTCCGCAGAGATTTCAAGCTTCGCAAGTCGAGAACTTCAATAGGGCGGTAGAGGAAACAGCCTCATCCCTCGAAGGATTCGACAAGGTGAAGGGTGAGATTTTTAAGCATGCGAAGGCCATCTACGACTCAGCTCCTGAACTCCACGCATCACCGAAAGGTCAGGAACGCGCTTGGCGTTTCGCCGTCGATCACTATCAAGCCTTAAGTAAATTATCTGAAGGCAAATCCACCAAGAGTGAGTTAGAGAGACAGGTGAATACCTTGAAGAAGAAGATTAGCGTTGATACGAGTACGAAGAAGGGGACGCAACAGGCCGACTCTGATGCCACGCTCAAGCGTAAGGCTATCTACGGGACTGATGCTGACAAAGCCCGGTTCCTGAGAACTCGCATTAACACGAAGTCTCTCGTCTCTGATGACGTTATCGAAGGTTTGGGACAACGCTAGGAGTATGAATTAAATGGCAACACAACCGACAGTCAATACATATTTACAGAAGGGTAACAGGGAGTCGCTTGCTGATGAAGTGGCGGCGCTGTATCCCGATGAAGTCCCGTTCTTTGCGATGTGCGGAAAAGTTAAAGCTTCCGCTCGTACGCATGAATGGATGACGGATGGTCTTGCGACTACGTCCCGCACTGGTATCAAGGAAGGCGCTGATCTTAGTTACACCGCTCCCTCGATGCGTGTGCGTAAGACGAACTACACGATGATCCGGCTCCGTAACTTTGACGTAACTTTCACGCAGGCCGCCGTTGATAAAGCTGGCGTCCGTGATGAAGTTGCCAATCAGGTTATGAAGGCGATGAAGAGTTTGCTGAGGGATTATGATTCAGTATTCCTCTGGTCAACTGTCGCTACGGCTGGCGCTACGGGCGTTGCTCGTCGTTCCGCTGGTCTGTTCAGCGTCGTCGTAACGAACACCGCTAAAGGTACTGGTACAGCGTCCTCCGGCCGCATCCAGATCACTGAAGCTAACGTCAATATCGTCCTACAGAAAATCTGGGATCAGGGTGGAAATCCTCGCGCCCTCTTCACCGGTGGTTTCTCCAAGCGTGTCATCTCTCAGAAATTCACGGCCAAAACTGGGTTCAGCTGGAACATTGAGGCTTCTACTCGTACAGCCATCCAGAACGTGAATAAGTATGAGGGTAGCTTTGGAACGGTTGACGTTATTCCTGACCGTAACATGATGGCTTCCCGCGTTGCTATCGTCTCCCCTGATATGGCGAAGATTGCAATCCTTCGTGATATTCAGCAGTACAAGGGTGCGGCGACGGCTTCAAGTATTAAGGGCTGGGTCGAAGGTGAAATGTGCTTGCAGTATGGAAATGAGAAGGCGCATGGACAGCTTCGTTGGCTCCGTTCTACTGGCGCGATTGCCTAGTAATTAGGTTCTCCCCACAGGTTTCGCTGGTTCCTGTAAAAAAACCAGCAGTAGTACCAACCTTGGAGAGTTGATTGGAAAGTAGCCCACTGAATAGTGAGATGAGAGCGGAGGCCGTAAGGGAAGTGGTGGCGTCACGGCCCGGTATTGAGCGCGATCCTCTGGACTTTATTCGTGCGGTGGGTAAGAAGTTTCTCGAAAAGCAGGTCGAGCGGTTCCCAGAAATGTGTGAGGTTGCCCGTGTCCAGAATTATATAGCTTGGCAGAATATGGAGCGGTATGGGAATCGCGGGAAGTATACAGAGACTTATGGATGGTCGCAGGACGGCTCATTCCAGTTTGAATATCAGATTCCTAACGACCTCTACCTCTTCATGGTGAATGTAGTGTACCGGGAATTCTGGGACGGAAAGATTTGGCGCAAATTTATGAAGATGGTTTGTGATGGGACGGATGCTTATGAGTGTTTAGCGTTTGCGAAGAGTTACTATGGTCATGGGGTCTATAACGTAGAGAAAGGGGAGAAACTTGGGACTGACACTTCAGCCATTAGCATCTCGTAAGGTTAGCGAGAAGGCGATATTCCATAATAGGTTCGTAGTTGAAATCTGCGAGAAGGTGCATGTGCATTATAGGAATCTCCGTCTCATCCTCTCCCTACAAGATTTCCTAGAAGTTGCAAGAGGCATGCGCGACTCCCTCTCTCGTTGGGAATCCCAAGGTAGACCTGAACCGAAGCAAGGGACTCATATCGAACTTTGCAGGAAACAGGTCGCTCAATTTCCACTATCCCCAGATTCTCTAGCCATCAACCTGAATAAGAATTTGTATCTGGAGAATGAGGGGAAGATATTTGCAGAGGGCGCGGAGCTTGAGGAGCCACGGTACATTCATTTCAAGATTCGGGATGTACGCTTAGAGCTTACTCTTGCTGAATTTAAAGAATTGTCTGAGGCTGTCCTTGAGGCGAAGGGGAAACTTGATGAGTAAGTGTAGTCATTCATTCCCCACAGATCACACAGGTGTTGTTAAGCCCTGCAAGTATTGTGGAATCCTCTGGATGGTGTTCTGCTTAGAGAAGGAGTCTGCATGATCGCTGTCCTAGTTCCCTGCTTCAAGCGCCCCGAATACACGAAGATGTGCATGGATGCGTTAGTGGTGTCGCAGAGTTACCCTAATGTTCATTTCTATCTCGTAGACGATGGGAGTCAGGATGGAACAGAGGAGATTCTGCGGGCATCAAACCTCGCTCACCTCCTCACAGTCCACAAGGAACCCACAGGGCTTCGTAACGTCATCATAGAATTCTTTAATCAGACGAAGCATGGGGGCTACACCTACCTCGCAAAGATGGATAACGATTGTGTGGTTCCAAAAGATTGGATAACCAAACTCGTGGAAGCTCTGGAGAAATCGGGCAGTGATGTTGTCAGTCCGAATGTTGCTCCGTCCAATGCGGCCTTTGTGTATGGGCGAGAGGGTGAGTGCGAGTTAGTGAGGCCATCTGAAATTGTCGGCGGCCTATGGTGTATGAGAGCGAGATTGCTTGATGGAATCTCCTTCGAGTCCTTCGGCCCGAACGGAATCTCCGGCGCATTTAACGTGATCAAGCAGATTATCCTTGAGAGTGAAGCGAAGGTTGCATGGGTTCCCGGCGTTACGGTGGGAGACATAGGCCATTGGAGCGGACAGCACCCTGATCACATCAAGTCAGAATCTCATCAGGAATACTCAGCATTTGTCGGGAGGCCGATTTCATGGGGGGCGTAATTATCCGTGTGGACGATGTTAGTCCGAATACAGATATGGCAGAGCTGAATGATGTGGCTAGGATTCTGCGGGACGAACTAGGTGCGAAAGTAATCTACGGCATCAATCTCTTTGCGAAGGCCACGAAGCTTGGGAGTGTGTATCCAGACCTTCCCATGCGCGGGCGCGAGTTCTCCTATTTCTGTGATGTAGATCGCCTATTCGACCCTTATATCCCTCGCTTCGTCAAGGTGGCATCCCACGGCCTCATTCATGCGGAACACGGGAAGCTTAGTTATGAGACACAGCAGTTTAGCATCCTCGTCTCCTGCTCCTACCTCCGCACGAAAACCTTCATCCCGCCCTTCATGTCGTTCAATGATGATACACGAAAGATTTGCGCCGAGAACGGCATCGAACTAATCGAAGGTTCCGGCTGGGGAAACATGGAGAAGGAAGAGTATGACGGGAATCATAAGCAGTGGTACTTCCACCCATGGAGAATGAATTTAGCAAACGTGAGGAAGTGGGTTAATGCCAGCAAAGTCCCTGTATAGCTACAGCGATACTCTCTATGCGATTCTTGATGCCTTTCAGCCGCGCTCAGTCTTTGAGTGGGGGCCTGGGACTTCAACTCAAATCATGGCTATGCATGGATGTGTGGAGGAACTTACGAGCGTTGAACATGAGGGCGCATTCTTTGATGTTGTGGAGCGCATGAGGCTTCCTAATGTCCGTCTCCTCCATCGCCCCGACATGGATGGGTATGTTAGCGCCATCACAGAGTCAGCCTATGACATGGTATTTGTGGATGGTAGAGATCGTGCTAGATGCCTCAGTCTTGCCAAGGTCTACACGAAGTTAGTCCTACTCCATGATGCGGCTCGCTCTGACTACAGAGAAGCCGTGGACGCCTACCGCTTCCAAGTTTGGACGGATGAGGGGAATACCGTGGCACTCACAGATGATGCGGATACCTACCTGAAACTCATGGAATGCCTTAGCTCTCTTGATTGCGAAAAACCAGAAGCTGAAGTAGTCCGAATGGTTGGACACTCACTTGTAAACGGGGAGAAATTCTAATGTCAGGAAAACTCGGCGCTCATCAAATCAATCTTGTCCCGTGGCTCCCTTTCTTCCACAAGATGCAAGCGTCCGACAAGTTCATCCTGATGATTAATTGCCAGTTCGAGAAGAATGGTTATCAGAATAGATGGAATGTGGGCGAGGATTGGATCACTAAGCCCGTGGTCGGCGGGACATGCTCCATCAAGGATAAATTCTATACGGATGGCAACAAGTTAATTGATGTGAATGTTCCGATCATCATGGGGTTTGCAAAGCTCCTAAGCATCAATACATCTAAGATTCACTATGATTTTCCCACTGAAGCCCGTGGGACTGACCGCCTTATAGAGATTTGCAAGCGTTTTGATTGCGATCAATACCTCACGAATCCTGATGCAACAGCGAAGTATCTCGATGAGAAAGCCATGAATGATAAGGGTGTTGAGGTGGTGGCCTGTGAGTTACCGCCCGAATATCGCATCTCCCTATTTGAAGCTCTCGAAGAATGGGGCGTCGAGGGTTGCAAGAAGATTATTCAGAAGGATTGGTCGAGGTGCAAATCATGAAGATACCGCGCGAATATCGCTCAGACTTAGCTGAACGCTTTGACCTAATAGCCGCCAACCAAGATTTCTTCGGGAAGTCGGTCATTGATATTGGCTGTGCCAACGGATACTTCCTCGCGCGTCTCATGCAGGTGGGGGCGCTCTCTGTAGTCGGCATCGAACCTGATGAGCAGTACAAGGGGGATTGGATAGTGAGATCCATTGGAGACATCACTGGCTCCTATGACATCTGCCTCTACCTCGATCTCCACTATCACGATGGCATCAACTATTTCCCGTGGATCAAGAAGAATGCGAAGGTGCTGTTCGTGAGTCCATCGGGCGCAGGGAAGAATAAGATGTTGGAGGATGATTTGATGGCAACCTTTGGGAACCATAAGAATCTTGGGACGAGTGCTTATGCGAATAGGAATCTCTATAAGGTGAACATTTGAACTCAATCAAGCAGTTCTTTAGTTACATGAATGAGGTGAGCTTTCCTTACGTTGTCCTGCGTAACTGGGAGAGGCTTCCCTATGATGTGACGCTTGGGGAACATAGCGATCTTGATCTCCTAGTCTACGATTTCTCCCATTGGAAAGAGATATTTCCCGAAGCAAAGCCAGAGTATAGCTACCCGCGCGTCCGCTTCAAGGTTCCCATTGATGACTCCTACATCTACGTTGATGTTCGGCATATCGGTGATGACTATTACCCTGAGGAATTTGAGAAGGCGATCCTAGCGACCCGTGAGTGGTCTGAGCGCGGCTTCTACACTCCCAATCCCATTCACCATCGCATAGCTCTGGCCTACCACATCGTTCATCACAAGGCCATGATTAGTGACAATTACCGCCGCTACATCGGGAATGCCAGTATTGGGGAGTTATTGGAGTCGCTCAAATCCTCTAATGTCGGCTGGATCACTCCCAAGGATAAGTCGGTAGGTTCCTTCAATGGCTACTGGAAAGGCGCAACCTCCATCGTACATAAGGATGGCGGGCGCATCAAGAAAAAGCAGGTTAGTTACACGGAATACAAGCTTATTGAGAATGAGTATCGAATCCTCACAGACCTAGACTCTCCTCATTTCCCCAAGGCATATTCACTAGATACGGATAACCGGGAGATTGAGTTAGAGGATTGTGGGGTTCCTCTCATGGATTCCCTTCCTGACGACTGGAAATTCCAGATGGCTGAGATTGCGCGAATCCTCAAGGAATCTGGCGTTACTCACCGGGACATCAAGCTGGATAACCTCATGGTGAAGGATGGGACTATCAAACTCATCGACTTCGGCTGGGCTATCAAGGTTGGGGAGACTGAAGAGAAGGAAGCTCCGTCATGCCTCGGCTTCCCAAATCGCCCCAGCTGGGGGCATGATGACATCTACTCAATTAACCGTGTAATTAAACAGATCGCTTTTGAACTTGAGGAAAGGGAACAAGTAGCATGAGGATAATGGGTATTGAACGAGATGATTCAGCCTGCAACTTCTACCGCATTCTATCACCGCTCAACAACATCCTAGATCAGAATCTGGCTGACGTTGCAATCGTTCATCAGAGGGATATCGGCGGGGATCGCGCATTACAAATCGCCCTCGATGCTGACATTATTCTCTTCCAGCGCCCCGCTAACGAAGAATGGCTAAACTTCATCAAGGCTTGCCGCAAGTTCGGGAAGCACATCGTCAGCGACTATGATGATGATCCGTTTAATACGAGTCCCTTGAACCCCTTCTACCAGTACGTTGGGACGGAACCTGTGGAGTATACATGGCCGGACGGAACGAAGGAGATGCTCTGGTCTGAGGAGATGGTGGGGAGTACGGGTTCCAAGATATTCAATGTGGAACGCAATATCGCCTTCCGCGATCTCTTTCGGCTAAACTTCAAGAAGAGTGATCTGGTGACTACCACGACTCCAATTCTGCAAGCCGAATTCAAGAAGATTACTCCGAATGTGGCAGTGTTACCGAACCTCATTGACCCAACCTTCTGGCCTCAGATTCCCGACTTCAATAAGCGGGAGGTTCGCATTGGCTGGCAGGGTGGGTTTAGCCACTACGAAGACCTCTATGATATTGTTCCTGTCATTAAGAGGGTGCTGGACAAACACTCCAACGTGAAATTCGTGTACTTCGGGGATCAACGCTTCCGCTCCATCTTCAAGGATTGTGATCAGAATAAGATTGAATGGCAGGACTGGGTGCATCATGAAACGTACCCCTACAAGATGACGCTACTGAACCTCGACATTGGAATCTGTCCTCTCACGGACAACCACTTCAACTGGACGAAGAGCGCGATCAAGTGGATGGAATACTCCATGCTCGGCATGGCAACAGTAGCGACAAACATCGAACCTTATAAACCTGTAATTCAAAATGGAGTCACGGGGTTCCTCGTCAATGACCACAAAGAATGGGAAATGGCCCTTGATGCTCTCATTGAAAACGCTCCACAGCGCCAAAAGATGGCAAAGCGGGCTTTCATGGACGTCATGGAGAACCACAATATCCAGAATAAAGCGCATCTCTGGATCAAAGCCTACGAAGAACTCCTCAGACCGAAAGAGGTAATGGTGTAACTATGGCAATAACATTTGGGAATCAGCAGACTCTCCTTAGTGTTCTATTGGGAGATAGTAATACGGATACTAGCGATGCGTTTCCTCTAGCGACTCGCAAGCTCTTCCTGAACCTTGGGGAGTTGCAGTTCTGCAAGGATACGAAGGCGATGTGGGCGAAAGCAACAGGGACGATCAGTGGGACGCAGTTAGCGTTTCCTGCGGATCTCTTGGAACCCATCGCTCTCATCGTGAATAACCGGGATTTATGGAGCAGTAATCAAACTAGCATCACGGAGAATGAGCGGTATTACTCTTCGGCATCATCAACCCCCTCAGTCTATGTGACGCAGGAATCAGGCACTCGCTATTTCAATTTCTATGGTTCATCTAACGGGCAAGGGTATACCCTCCATTATGTCAGGAAGCCCACGACCGACCTTAGCGATGACGCAGACCTCTCAATCATTGATGAGCAGTTCCGTCCCGCTTCCGTCTATTGGGCGGCCTCCGAACTCCTACAGCAAGCCGGGAAGAATGCTATCTCGGACAAGTACGCGGCGAAGTATAACGGGTATGTACGGGATGGAGAGAAGTACGCAGAGTTACTACGCCTCAATCTCTCCTTCGCACAGCCTGACGTAAACATGGTTGATTCTGGTGAACGCGATGTCGCAGGCGGCGGTTACTAATGGGTAATCAGCAGAGTAATACGAGGGTACTGGATGGATATGATTCGCCAGAGGTGGTGCTAGAACTCCTCAGCTTCTCGGGTGGCGAGAATACGATCTCGGAAGATCAAGCCATGAAGTCGAATGAGGCTAGGGTCATTGAGAATTGGGAAGCGACATCTCTCGGCGGCATGGAGCGCGCAAAGGGCTTCAACGAGGTGGCTGATGGCGGGGCGTCCTACACAGGCCAGCTCGATTTCCTCATCCAGCATAAGGATTCTGGCGGTACTCAAATCTATGGAATCGTTGAGGGCGACCTCATCTATAAGAATGCGGCGGCCTTCACGAATGATGATAATGGGGCGTTTACGAGTGGAGTGTTGTCCCATGGGTTCAGTGATGAAGGAGGCTCCCTCTGGGTCACGAATGCCACGGATAACCTGAAGAAGAAGTCGGTGGGCGTAGCGATTGCGACTCCTACGGATGCGCCACCTACAGCCTGCGCTCGGCTCTATCCGCATAAGAATAGGATGGTTGCGGAGGGTTCAACGACTTATCCCTATCGTGTGTACGGCTCTCGCACTGGTAAAGGCAACTGGTCAAGTTCATCCATGAGCGCTGTGGTCTTCACTGGGGCTGGGCTTAACGATGCAACGAGCGGTGGAACCTACACTGGCTCTGGCGGCACAAACACATACACCGTAATCATCGACGGTACTGGTACCCCCGACACATTCAAGTGGAAGAAGAATTCTGGGTCATTCACGACGACTGTAGCGATTACGGGATCAGCGCAGACTCTCACGGATGGCGTCACAATCACAATCGCCGCAACGACGGGTCACACCCTAACGAATCAATGGGTGATTACAGTCACCGCTGATGCTTGGAGTTTAGCGAATGATGCTTGGAGTATCGACCTACCAGATTCTACCCAAGGTTGTGCGCCGAACTTCCCAAGTGGTAATGAGGTGCTGGTCTTTACGAAGAGGAATGCGTATGCACTCTCTGGATTCCCGAATACCTCCTTTCGCGCTGTCAGCTCTCCGGGACGTGGATGTTCAGCCCCATATTCTATTGCCCTAGGCGATGAAGGCGTCTACTTCGTCAGTGAGTATCCGACTCTTGGAGTCTATCTCTATGACGGCGTAAACTTCACGGAACTAACCCAGTTCAATCGTGATGTCAGCGTGGAGCTTATCGACTTCTCCAAGCGGATCTACGGGGTCTATCGTAACCGCAAATACTACCTCATGTATAACGAGGTGAATAGTGGAGTGAGCTATCCGAATCGCCTAAGAATCTATGACGCTAAATTCGGGCGCTGGATGAATAGGCCGACAGCATCCGCACTCTCCGACTTCTTCGGGTATCCCGCGCTCCTGAAATACTCCAACAATGAACTGTACGCCGCATCCTCCAAACAGGACAAAATCTATGAGCTTGAGACTGAGGATGACAGCGATGAGGGGCAGGCGACAGCGGCGGTGTATACGACTAAGGATTTCAGTTCACGAGACTTCGCAAGTGCCGCAGGAGGCCAGTTCCCTATTGATGATGTGAAGATTAAGCTCCTCAAGATGACGATTACTTATTATGGGACTACTGGGGCTATCGGGTTCCAGTGGAGTGCTGATCGTGGATTGCATAGCGGTTCCAAAACAATCACGCTTACGGCTAACGGGGATACGCTCAACACCTCCTTCACTGTAAACACATCTCTCATAGTCACAGCTCCTCCAGACAGATCCATTACAGTTCCATTCTCTAATGATGCCGTTGGGCGTCGATTCAATTTTCAAATTACTAATAGCGGCTCATCCACAAGACCCAAGATCAAGAAGATCAAGCTACTTGGGATCACTGTAGATGAAGCTTAAGGAGATTTTGTGGCATATCCCTCTGACCTTGTAAGGACGAAAAATTGGGGATCAGAAGTCTTAACCGACTCTGACCTCGAAGGACAATTTGATCTCATTATTAACTGGGTGATGGCGGCGCTGAATTCATCCACAGGACACTCGCATTCTGGGTCAGGAAATAACGGCCCAAAGCTTTCATCGAGTGCGGTAACTACAACATTTGGCAACGGATTCACCACTGTCACTGCGGCATCTGGCGACTATGTGGTGGTTGCGACTGATGTAAGTGATTCCAATACCACGAAGAAGGCGTTGGTATCAGATATCGTAACCCTTGCGGCTCCCGTTGCGGCAAGTCAAGCGGAGCAAGAGACTGGTTCTTCAACTACGGCCATGGTTACACCGGGCCGCCAGCAGTTTCACCCAAGCGCCGCTAAAGCATGGTGCTTCTTTAATGGGAGTACATCTGGAACTAATGCTCCGACAGCAGGATATAACGTGACGAGCGTTACGAGGAATAGTG